AGAGAGCATTTTGTACCCACTTAGGTTGCTCTTCTACCCACTCGTGAAACTCATCAGAGTCACGTAACTTGTCAAAGTCTTTGTGTACCTCTTTGATTTCATTCTCAGCCGTTCTACGAGTTGTTTCCTCTTTGGCTTTGCTAAGTTCTTCTATTTGAATATTAGCCTTGTCAAACATTTCCTTAGCTTTTTTCTCAGCTATTGTTTCTACAATACCTGCAACATCAGGATATTCCTTTGCCCAGTTACTAATATCTTCATCGGACTTAGGTGGTACAAGTTTTTTATTATTAGCTAGTTGGTCTTCTAACTCTTTTATTCTAGCGTTATACTCCTTCTCCTTAGCCGCAAGATGTCTTCTAACATCCCCATATCTCGTCTTGAAAGATTTTTCCTCTTTGCTGAGAGTCTCGTCAGATACCTCTGCTTCCTTTCCCTCTTCAGGAGGAGATACATCTTGGCTCTCCTCAGAGTTCTCCTGAACCCCTTCTCCTTCCCTCTGGGCAAGGAGTTCTTTGAGTTCCTGCTCGTCCTTAGCAATCTTGTCCTTGTACTTTGAACGAGACCGACTTACAAATCCTGCAGTTTTTTGTGGTTCTACTGTTTCTAATTCTGGCATATTTTTCTCCTGTTATTGGGGTTGACATGATTGTCAAGTAGCCTTAGGTTTAGTGCCTAATCCTTTAGTATTCTTTTTTCGTTTTGATTTAGCTTTGGGTTTAGATGCTAGTCCACCTTTTTCAACAAAGAAAGGACTTCCTGTATCTGGCTGAGAAAATCCTCCTGTTACACCACCACCAATAATAGGTCCTGACCCTATTGGTGCAGACTGTGTATTACCACCACCACTTCTAGGTGTTCCTCTTGCTATGGCTTGAGCTTCTCGCATCTGGTCTTCAAATGCTGAGACTTGTTCTACAGTATCTAAATCACCTGTTTGTCCACTACCTGCACGTTCTTCTGCAGCCTGTATATCAGGTCTAAGTCTTTCAACTTCTCTTAGATGATTTTCCAAAGCTTTTTCTCTAACTCTTTGCCTATTATTCTCTATGCGTTCTAGTGCAGCTTTTCCTTCAGTAGTAGTAACGTCAACATCTTTTCCACCACTAAATACATAGTCTTTATTATCTATTCTTCTGATGCCTAATAAAGCTCTGTCTAATTTATCCATTACTCCACTTATGGGTGCATTAGCTATCTCCTGAACTGTTTTATCACGACTTTCAAAGTTTAATGCTTCACCGATTCCTGTAAAGATATTTTTAGCTGCGTTAGCCACTGCACTCACTACACCACCACCTAAAGCAGATATTAGTTTACCAAGTCCTGTAGGATTCTTTGCATTTTTTATAATGGCATCAACATCCTCTCTCTTCATATCAATGCCAAGTTCTGCAGGTATTAGTCCAATCTTTGAAGATAGTGGTAAGTCTCTATACTGCTCTTTTGTTAAATTAAATCCACTAATATCTTTTAAACGATTATAAGAAACATCTAGTGCATTTTCAGCTTGTCTTCTTGACTCTTCCATATTACTAAACGCTAGGGTAGTCTGAGATAGTGATGAATCTCTTTGTCTATTAGAAGACTCTTGCTCACTTTCAAATGGACTTGCACCTTCTCCTGTGCCTGTTGCTACCTGCTCAATGCTAGGAGGTGTATCAGACCACGGTGACTCTGTGTAGACTGCATCATTAGGATTAGCAAGAGACCCATCAGCATTATAACGTACCACATATGTTCTGCCGTCTGGATGGTAAAATGTTTTCTGTGTTGGTATGGCTCTTGATGGAAAACCTAAACTACCTCCCACAAACTGATAGTCTCCGAGTGGATTGGTAGATTTAGCTACGGCATCAGCCTGTATATCTTTTTCTGTAAGGACACCCTCAGCTGCATGTATTACACCACCCTTGTTTACTGCCATCATCTCTCGTAGTTTTTTCTCATCCTCAGGGTCTAGTTGGTCAGCATCAGCCTGTACCTCTAGTGTTGCAACTGCAATAGGCTCACCACCAATACGTCCATCTCTCTCCATCTGAGCAAGACCTCGTTTGGCTTCCATACGCAAGTCTTCAAAGAACTTTACACCATAATATCGCACAACGTCTGCAGGTACGACATATTCTCCCTCACTAAGCTGTGCAGGTATATCATCTCTAACTTCTTCTGCTAGTGAACCAGATGGAACTTCATTACCACTAATAGGGTCTTTGTCCATGCCATCGTCTGTTAGACCACCCTGTTCACCAAATAGTTCCATTTGTTTTTCCATAGCAACACCACCTTTGTTAAATTCAAAATCATATTTACTTGGCCCAAAATCTATGTCGTATTCTTCAGGTTTGATAGCAGTATCAAAACCCTCAACAACATTTGCTTTTCCACCTTGTCTCTTTTTTCTGTCTAGAGCAAACTCTTGCACACTTACTAAATTACGTGCTTCCTTCATTGCACGATTAATACTTTTATTCTTCATGTCTAACTCTTTATCAAAGAGAACATCTACTGGAGCAAACCTGTGTCCTAACTTTTTTAATATTAGTAACCTGTGGGCCCCTTCTTCTCCGTGGGATAAAAGAGTGTTTCCCTTTTTGTCAAATCCTACATACACATGGGGTATACCCACACCCTTTGACTTAACCTCAAACTGAAAATCTTTTTCAGTCATGTCCTTACCATACTTAGTCCCCCTAAGTCTTTCATAAGGTTTATACCCTGTAAATTCTTCTGCTTTAGCACCTTGCATGGCTTTTTTTATATTACTTTCCATAGCATCCATATACTCAGTTCCTACTTTATCCATATAAAGATATCCCCTGTCTGGAACTAATTTAAGTGCTTCATCAATAGGAAGTATTACAGTTTTTATTCTTCTTCTTTTTTCATTCTGTGTGCCTACATTACCCATACCCTCATCTCTATTGAATATCTTTAGATTGTCAAAGTCTTCAATAGATAGGTCGGTATTTCTAAACTCAACATTTCGTTGTTCAATAGGGGAGTCTCTAAAATCTACATCACCAGAAAGAAACTCTTCTGGTTTCCTAAAGGTTATGTTACCCCCTGTCGAACCTAGAGCGTTTACGTCTACGTCTATTCTTCTTGCTAGTTCTGCACCCTTTCGTATAAGTTTAGCTGCAACATCACCTACACCGGGAATCAAGCCTATTAACGTAGTACCACCAAGAATACCTACAACTAAATAGTTAGGCTCTTCTTTTTTTAACTCATCATATATTTCTTTTGCAGCCATAGCGTCACCAACTATAGGTGTCATTTCAGCTACAGCCTTGGCAGCATTAGCTAATGAGATAGGCTTTGAATATCTTTGTTGAACCTGCTCTTTCTTCCATCAGGCCACTAGACCTCCCTCTGCCAGACCAACTCTGGTAAATGTTAAGTCTTCCATATCATTAAGAATACCAGTGATGTCAATTATTTTTACTGGCTCTTTGATGGTATCTGAGTTATAAAACTCTCTAAAATCAATATATAAATCTAATTTATCACTAGTAACTTTATCTTCTTTTCCCATTTTTATTTTATGATGTGTGTTATAGATAGACTCTATATCATCCTCTGTAAACTGACTTGTTCTTGGAGCATAGTCCTGAGTTCCCACTCTGGCTTTTACTTTACCGTTTGACTTTTTTACTATATTAGCAACAGCCTTATCAAAAGCAATTTCATAAGTGTCACTAAAAGCTTTAGGTATTGCTCTCTCAATTTCAGTTTCTTCCATATCATAAAAAATACTTTGAAATGGTTTACCATCTTTTCTAGATGTGACATCTAAAAATTCTTCAGCCGTTTCAGGAAATTTACCATTATTTATTGAAGCATATTTAGAACCCAAATTATTTTTTGAAAAAAGAAAAGTAAAACTTTCACCTTCTTTTTTAACAGAATCACTAAAATTTCTGGCCTCTCCTATTTTGTTTATATTAGGTAGTACGATATATTTAGCTCCTCTTTTCTTAGCATCCAGTATAGTAGACAGTAATAACTTTTCTATAATTTCTTCTGTAGAATTAACAGGTAACTTAGGATTTAATTTTAAATCTTGTTTAGTTTTAGCTGTTACTTCTTTTAATATTTTACTTCTTGATTTACCAAATATATCTTTATAACTTTCAGGATATATTTTTTTAACAGCTTTGCCAATAGGAACACCCATATATAATAATTTATTAACTGCATCAAGTTGGTCTGTTGTAGTTTGTATATCTCTCCCTAACCTTGCTCTTAAATCTATACCATAATCTTTTGCAACTTTCCTTAACTCGTAGTCACTAAGAAGTTCAACAGGAGCAAATCCTTCATTTATTTTGTCAAAATAAAAATCTGTAAAAGATTTAGATTTAATCTCATCACTTAGTCCACCAATCTGAACATTAAGAGCTTCATTCATATTAAATCTAAATGTAGAATTATATTTTTGTTGAAATAAGTCACTCTGTATTTCGTTTATAAATATTGAATCTCCTTGCTTTGTTGTTCTTATGTGGGCTATGGTATCCACTCCAAACCCATGAGTACCTATTGCTCCTTTAGTGGCTACTTCTCTACCTAAAAGATTAGGAGCATTTGCAATAGTTGATGTTTTTCTATAGTAGTTAAAAAAATTATCTAAAGAATCTTTATCTGTTGGTTTAACTATATTACTATTTCTAAATGCTTGAGTTATAGTTGTAGCACTACCTCCCCTACCACCAAACTCCATTGCGTCAAAATCAGGAGACTGTAAATAATTTGTTAAATCCTTTGCTGTATCATTAACATTAATATTTAACTTTCTAACAGGATTGTCGTATGTAGGTAAAGGAAATTCAAATTCTCCCGGTCTTGTTAAAGTTGTAATTTCATTTACATAATTATCAACAAACTGTCTAGAAAGTTTATTTAAAGTTTCAGGCTCTGCTTCAAATACTAGCTTCATAAATTTCTTAACAAATTTTTCTCCTCCTAGTTTTCTTGCTTGTTCTATTCCTACCTTTATATACAAGTCATCTATTACAGAAGTAACATTCGCATCAAATCTAGACATACCCTCGCCAGTTATAGGTTTTGTAATAAAATTAATTGACTCTTCTAAACTAGGTTTATTGCCATATTTAAACTTAGCAAAATTATTAGCATCATCTAAACCAAATGCTATTCCTTCTATTCTATCTGGATTTTTTAGTGTTTGTCTAGTAACACGGCTTGACCCTGCTTTTTCACTTTGTAATTTTCCGGGATTTCTTAAAACTATAACAATATCTTCTTGAGGAAGATTATCTAAATTTAAAAGACCAACACTTTCTTGTCTTTGTTGATTAAAAGGGTAGCCATCAAAGTCAACTTTAGAAGGGTCATACTCTCTTCCCAATCCTGCAGTTGTCATCACTTCTTTACCTTTTGCTAATTTATCAATTTTATCAGCAGAAGGAACAGGACTATATTTATTGTATAAATCACTCTCCACCACTTTAGGAAGATTCCTTTTGGATATTGCATATTCTATTGCCTGACTCTTACCAAGACCTGATTTAATAGAATTGCGACTGTCATATACATCAACAAGAAACTCTGCAGAGTCAGTATTGGCCATAGGAAGAGTCAGTCTTCTATTTAGTAAACCTATAAATTTATTGTTTAGATTGATAAAATATTTTTTTCTTTCTGGTAAAATCTCTGCTGCATCTCTACCTAAAGTATTAGGATGAAATGCAACTTCAAAATGACGTTCAACCATAAGCTCTGCTGCCTGTATACGTTTTTCGCCTTCAGCACCTTTTATTTTTCCATCAGCAGCCCTAAACTGGTCATCCCAATTTTTTGGTAGTACCCCCAAATTTTCATAAAATTTTATAAAAGAAATATTTGCTAACAACTCAGCTCTAGTAGAATTTAAAATTGCTTCATTGTCTTCAGGTATAGTTCTTAAATATGTCATAATATCTGACGGTTTTATAACCTGATTAACATCAGTGTTTACACTTCTCAACGCTTCTAGTGTGGGACTGTATGTGTTGATACCTGAAAATGACAAATTCATTGGGGTGTCCCCACTCAGAACATTCATGTTATATGCTCTCTGAGTGTCATAGGACTCCTGTTTATATGGTAATCCTACATTACTATCTAGTTTAATTTTTTTACCAAACACTTCAACAGTATCTTCATCAACAGGCACATTGTTTACAAATTTAGTATTTTTAAATTTATCTACTAGTTTTTGAGTGCCTTCTTTAATTTTTTTACCACCTGCCTTTAATCCAGTTTTAATTAATTTATTAGGAGTAACATCAAGAGCTGATAAACCTAAAAGAACTCCTAGTCCCCCTATTGCAGCATAGTCTAACCAATTTTTATTTTCTTTTTCTGCTGCAACTTGAAGGTCTATTGCCATTAATGTTTCAGAATTTAAAGGTAAATTTTCTGCTGTCATCACAGAATTATACCCTGCTCTAGCAGCTGATTCGTAGTCTGACCCTTGATTTAGATGATAGTCTCTAACTGCTTCAGCCTGTTCTCTACGTAACCAATTCTCTTCTTTTTCAAAAAACTCTATTGCGTTCTTAGTATTTTCTGCTAATTGATTTTCGTATAGAACTTCTGTAGGTCGTAAACCTTTTTTAAGAAACCCAAATGCAGCTTCTGTTTGTTTAGCTGTTGTGTCCATTCATCTCTTCTCTAAGATATTTAAGTCTACGTAATGCACCTATCGCACCCTGTAGTCTGTGGATAACAATACTATTATCTGACTGCTCTAAGGCTACATGGTTCTTTTGAATAGCATCATCAATGTATTCTAAAAAATTATCCCACAAGGCTTTATCGTTTACTAACTTTTTTAGGTTCATTGTATTGTACCTTGATTACCAGTAAATCCCGGCTCATCAGGTGTTGGCACTGAGCCTGTTCCTATGTTAGCTCCACCTGACCCCTGCGTGTCTTGTACCTGACTACCTGCAGGAACTTCTTCTGTTTCTTGTGGTGGTTTACCTTCATTGGGTGGGGGAGGAGGTGGTGGGTTCTGCTCTTGAAACTTTTTAAGTATCTCAGCCTGTACTGCAGCCTGACCCATAGAGTTAGCCACTTTGTCAGGGTCTAAGTCCATAGACTTTGCTATCTCTCTAACTATGTAATCCATTCTTGCAAACGGAGCAAGAGCAGGATTAGATACTGTCTGCATGAACTGCATTAGTCTCTGACTACGCACTTCATTAGCCATAAGACTTTCTGTACCCTGTGCCTTAACTTCTAAGTCACCCTTTATCTCAGGGTCAAAGTCAAACTGCATATTAAAACTAAAGAATGCTTTACCGAGAGGGCCTAGTAGATAGTCATCTACATTTTTAATTACACTACGTATTGAGTTGTTAGCAGCATTCATTAACATACTAATACCTGATGCTGTTCGTCCTACACCTGTAATGCCTGTCTGACCATGAGCAAAAGATGGAAAGCCTGTACTCTCGTCTGCTAACTGTCGTGCCTTGTCAAACATCTGCATGTTTTCATTAGATACGTTGGGAAACTTTGTACCAAATATAGCCTGACCCGGTGCGCCGCCTTGTCTTCTGAATATTTTTCCCGGATATACAGAAAGGTCTTGTCCCGGAACTAGGTTTGTTTCATCTACCTCTATAATAAGATTGCCTGACAGCGCAGCATTATCTACAGACATACGCATAAAACCATTCATCAAAGTCTGTGTATCGTCCATATTTTCTGCAATACCAACACCGAATATACTGTATGGGTTCATCTCATACGGTGTTGCATAGTAAGGTAGATAGGCAGGAGTAAACGGATTCATAACAAGTCTAAGAACATTGTTGTTGCATATCCAAATGTTTACACTCACTTGCTCCATGTCACCTAATTCTTCAGGTATATCCACATCGTATGCTTCTATTATTTCTCTATCAACAAATCCCCAAAACTCTAGAACTTCAAACCTTTCGGCTCTGTCCTCTTGGTTGTTATCTTCCATGACATGTTCCCACCATTCTTTATTATACATCTCTCCTTCATCAAGAGATTTGTCAATAGCATTCTGCCTAAAGAATGGTCTCTTTTTTAATGCACGTAGCTGAGAGCGAGACATCTTGTGTCTTTCTATGATAAACTCAGCTTCATCCATGTTACTTGCGTCAGGGTCTGGATAGAAGTTCCAGATAGATACGTGAGAAGTTTGTGGTACAGTTTTGAAGAGTGGACTATACATCCCTCCCTCGTCCCAGTTAGGATACTCTTTGTCTACAGCAAAAGGTCCTTTCATTATGCCTGTACCAAAAAGAGCCGCTTCAAAGGCTGCGGCTCGTAGTTGTTTCTTAGCATTCGACTCTTCTAGTTGGTCGTGTATTTTCTTCTCCATCTTCTTAGCTGCAACCATTGCAGGATGGAAGTTAACAGACGTAGGACTGCCTGTCGATTTAAAATCTATCTTATCTTGAACAGGGTCTAGGTCATCTGTTAAAGGACCTACTCTTTCGTTAAACTCTGGAAGTGTTTCTCCTGCTAACAATTCAGGAAGTTCTCTAGGAGTTGCACCTGCTTGCTCTTTGGCTTCTGTTAGCTGTGGATTTGTTTCTAAACTTACTGTGTCCTCTACACCGTCAGGTAAGACTGTTGGGTCTATACTAAGTGGAAACTTATTACCACCAAACAATACCTCTACAAGTTGTCCGTAGGCAGCAAGAACTTTTGTTTTAGTTACTTTAACAAATACTTTTGATTTTTCTGTAGAGGTAAACTGAACCTCAGGACCGTACAAACCACGATAGTTTCTGTAAGCCTGTATCCATCTCTCCTCGTCCCCTCGCCTATTTGTTTCTGCTTTAGTAAATTTACCCTTTACAAAACTAACTATATCTCCTGCAGGTGTATCTACAAGTGCATTCTGCTCCATATCATCAAGTGCAGATGATTCTGTTGAGTCAGGAGTAATTTCATTTTCTGCCATATTCTACCTCAATATCCAAAAGTTGAGTCAGCCATCTGAAAACCAGTGCGCTGCATATCTGGGTTGTAGTCAAACAAACTACTGCGTGGTCGTGTCATAACACCATAACGTAATGCGTCATACAGGTGGTCTTCTGACTTTGTATCTACATCTTCCGAGTTGTTTTTGTCGAGTGGGATAGAAGGAAGTTGAGATATAATATTTGTACAAGTGTCAAAGAAGACAAGTCGAGGTTCTTCAGTAAACTCGTCAATTTGTAATCGTCTGTGTATTTCGTTCTTCCCTGCAATGCGACTTCCTTTACTTCTGTCAGAGGGTCTCCATCGACAACCTTTTATTATCATTTGTTCAGCCAATGAAGGTCCTGTATCTCCTCTTTTGTGCCACAGTGAACTATCTAATACACCATAACGTATTTTACCATCGTTTACTTCAGCCTGAAGCACCATGTCAGCCAAGTCTGTTGCTAGTACTTTTGATGCGTATAATTCTCTATAGACAACCAACTGTTCTGCAGGTGTTACAGCTATCCAGACTACACCTGTGTAGCTACCATAGCCATAGTCACAAGCACGAAACTTAGTCCAACTTTGAGGTATATCATAAGGCTTAACAACGTGTACCCTACGACTAAACTCTGGAAATGCTGCTCCCTCGTTAACATCCCAGTTACCCTCCAATAGTTGTTTGCGTTGATGCTCTGGCAACGACAAAAGATTTGCTTCATACATACCATCGTCAGCTAGGTATGGATTGTCAAAGAGTGTTGCAGGAATAAACCGTCTTTTGAACAGTGGCTCACCCTCTTTGCTGTGACCCTTTGGCATTTTAAGAACATCACCTGTTTCTATATTAGTTGCCCAAAAAGCTGTGCCGTGTGGTGCAGGGTCTATAAACATCTTCTTAACCCACTGATGTCCTGCTCCTCCGGGGTTTGTTGTAGCTCTTTGATACAGGTCTAATCCACTCCCTCTTGCTGCACGTAGTCTTGACCTCATGTAGTCAAACGGATACGGACTTGCCCACTGTGTTAACTCGTCAAACCCTATCCAACTAAATGCCTGTCCCTGATACCGTGTAACATCATCATCTCTATCCAAGTAAGACAACCACAGTGTTGCTCCTGACGGTGCTACCCAAGTCTTATCTCTTTCCATAAACTTTATGTTTGGTATTGCTTCTGGATATAATTGTTTAGAAGCAGAGATAAGTTCTCTTAGTTCCTCTGTTGTTCGTCTTATTAACAACCCTCTAAAGTGTGGATTGTTAAAGTATCGCACAGGGTCGGCTAACATTGCGTAAGACTTGCCACCTCCTGCTGAACCACCGTATAAAACTTCTCGTTCTGTTGCTGACAAAAACTCTGTCTGTGGTCCTTTGTTTGGTTGGAAGATAACTTTTTGTGCTTCTTCCGTTTCTATCGGCTCAGGCTTCGGTTGTGCGTGTACCTTGGTCTCTTGCACCGAATCTTGTGGCTTCGATTTTTTCTGCTTTCTCAAGTGCTTCTTTGTACCTTTGGGCAAGGTAGCGTTGATTTGAAGCTTCTCTCTTACGCTTTTGTTCAAGTTTTACTCTCTTCATCAAACCTACATGTGATATGTAGCGTCCAGACTGTTCACTCAACCAGTTTGATACATCCCTATAGCTATATTGT